AAACTAACTTAAGTTAGGATTTTTAGTACAAAGTATCCTAGATACTTTTACCACTGCATATTAGTGGCGGGCGTAGGAACCTGTAATACTCACACAAGACGCGAAAAAGTCCGTCTTCGGGCTATTTTTTTGCTTAAAATTCAGCTTTGCTGTTCTATGGCAGGCTGGATAGGGCAGCCTTTTGGCTGGCCGTTTTCTTGTGGACGGTATTCCTACCCCTGTTCAGTCTGTCACCATTACCGTAGGAAGTACTGGTGTCAGTTATCAAACTTGCACACAGGAAGAAGCCAATGAAAACATTCGCTTTAAAGAACTCCCCTACTCAAAATTCTGTAAAAGAACACACTCCAGTCCATGACCTGGCTGCATTCAAACAACGCCAGAATAAACTCAAGCGTCAAAAACTCATCAAAGACATATTCGATGCTGCAATCTTCTTAAGTATTGCTAGCTTTACCTTCTCAACTTTGTTTTGGGGAGCCTAAGCCATGTTTAAACATTTTGCGCACCTCTTAAGCACCTCTTGTGCGCCTTGGGTTTCATTGCAAGCTCTGTATCATTTCTCTCAATCTAACAAATTGGGAGTACAGCCATGAATGCTATTGCATATGTAGAAGACGCTGTATTTATTCAAAAAGACCAAGTTAAAACCTCTAGCCTCAAAGTGGCCGAACTGTTTGGTAAACAGCACAAAGACGTATTACGCAAACTTGAAAGTCTAGACTGCTCATCTGAATTCACTGAGCGCAATTTTACGCTCAGTGAATATGTAGATAGTACGGGTCGAAAACTGCCTATGTTTGAAATGACTAAAGACGGTTTTATTTTCTTGGTTATGGGTTTTACAGGTGCCAAAGCAGCTCAAATCAAAGAAGCTTACATCAACACCTTTAACCACATGGCAGCCATGCTCTACAACACGCAAGGCAACCATGACCAAATTCATGTAGGTGCTGTTGTACAGCTCAAGTCAGGCGGGCCACTCTACACGGTCAGTAAAATCTTTTATGGCCAAAACGGTTACATGGAAAGTGCTGAAGTCATTTGGCACAACAAATCTAACTTGTGCCGTGAAACTTTACCTATTAACTGCCTAACGCTTGAGTCTAAAAACCTCATTCAAAATAAAACTCTAGAAGACTTCTGGGCTTCAGTTCATGCTTACGGTATCCATAAGCTCAACCACAGCCGGAAACCAAACTTACTTGCGTTTAATCTCGGGCAGATCTATGAGTGCATTGAAGGTTTACCACCCAAAAGCCAACTGTCTAGCATCCTCATGCAAAGCAATGCTCCCTTCCCTGTCTTTATGCAACATAACCACCCTGTGCAGAGTGGGATTATCAATAAAACGGTGAGATGCATGGTTTTCGATATTAAAAAGCTCGCTATACCAGCACTTGAAAAGGGTTAATGTTATGGAAAATTTCATAATATCAACCAGATAAGCGACACAACGTGTCGCCACTATCTATATTTTCAAAGCAGATTTTAAGAAAATAGACCCATGATCAATAGACAGGGGGAGAAATGCACTCAACACTAGACATTAAAAGCCATAAGAAAATGACGGCTGAAGAAATACTGGAAGAAATTGAATATCCACTTGAGAACCTTCAAAACTTACTTTTTGCCTTTTCAAAAATGAAAGTCGATGATGGTTTAAAAGAACAAGAATTTAGCGCCATCATCAACACGCTACATCACCAAGTGGTCAATATTAACCGTGCGGTTCATGCCAAATGAATTAAAAGAAACCCGGCTTAGGCCGGGTTTTGTTGATTATCATAAAAGTCATACCATTGTTGAGTATAAAAGTGACCTTTTTTATAAAATTTCAAAGCAAATCCTTCGACATTTTTGGGTCCAAAACTTATAAATATTTTACTTCCTTCTAAAGAGAGATAAAGTCTATCCCACATGGGAGCTAAATAAAATAAAGTAAGCTGTTCTGAAGGCGTAATTGATTTGCGTACTAAAGACCAGAAAAAGTATTTTTGTTCTTTATCAATACTTGCTGTTTCAACTAGCTCAAACAAAGAAGAGTAAATTTCGAAATAAGTAAATATTTCATAATATGTATAGCCATTATTAAGTTCTCTTGTAATTTCTTTAAATGCTTCCATAAGTATATCTTTAGTTAAATCATCCCAATTATCTTTATACTTTACGTTTATATTTTTAATTAAATGCATTTTTAGAACAGTAAAAATTTCATAACCAACAATTACGTTATTATTGCTATCTCGTAATATTAGAGTTTTTATTCTTTCATTTTTATAATTTAATAATGAATAAAACTGACTTGTAAAAAAAGAATTCTTTGTTTCTTGAATTTGTGCCTCATGAGTTGACTGAGCTAAATTCAATTGTTGATTCGTTGACTCTCTTGCTTGGTTAAGCTGTTCTTCAGTAGCTTTTTTTGCTTGCTTAAGTTGTTCAGCTGTAGCCTCTCTAGCCTGTTTAAGCTGTTCTGCCATCGCATTTCTTGTATCCTTATTCGCTTGTCTCTGCAAATAGGCTGAATACATAACAATAATTAATGTAGCGGAAGTAAATAAAGTATTAAGACTTCCATAAATATCACCCAGAGGTCCAAGTTTTCCCATTTCATTTAATTGATCTGCTGGAATGGACCATACATGTAGCGCCCACCATTGAAACAAATTTGGAAAAAACAACCATGCTAAAACAAAAATACCCGCAGTAATAAAACCAAAAGTTCTCATAATATTTTTTCTAAGTAAGTAGATTAGTTTATTTAAATTGATTTGCATAAGTTTCTACTAAAGAGACTAACCCCGAACGCATTTCTTCACGTGTTTGACGGTACAACTGAATCAGCTTTGCTTCATCATCCGCCAGTTCACTGCTCTTGAGTTCTGAAGCGCCCCACAGAATATAAGCAATATTAAACCCGTGGTCTTCAAGTAAATCTAGCTGGTCAGTGTCTAGAGGTGCATTGTGCTTTTCATAACGCACTACTGAGTTCTTTTTAACGTTTAAGATCTCGGCCAACTCATCTTGCGTACCTATGCCCAAGCGCTTACGTTCTTCTTTTAAACGTTCACCACGATTATAAAAATCACTATTTTTCATACTTTTTCCTTAAAAGCACTTGTAAATCACCATAAATAGTACTAAATTTAATAACACTAAGTATTTAAGTACGATTTATGGTGATTTTCGCATGACTACATCAAATGTTCAAACTAAACCTAAACACACTGAACTCACTCAAGTCCGCTGGACCAAAGCTCAGTTAAAAGTCCTCAAGAAAATTGCGTATGAAAAGGACACAAAAATTGCCATCTACATCCGTGATTTTATGGTGAAACATCACCCCGAGTTACAAGAACCGCGCAAAGACGAGCAATTGTAATCAAAGCCAATTCGCAATGCTTATAAAGCTACAAACTCAAACAAAATGTTCACATTCTCAAACAGTTACCAATTATCACGCGTGGTTTTAAATGTCAGTATTACAAAGACGCATTGATGACAGACTCAACCAGTTATTCAACTTTAAAAAGGTTGGCGACTGGTACCGTGAAGGTCTATGTCCTCAATGTGGGAAAAAGGAACTCTTTACCCATGCTGAAACACCACGTGTAGTGAAATGTGGTCGTTTAAACAAATGTGGTTATGAAGAGCATGTAAAGGAAATTTGTGAAGACCTTTTTAAAGACTGGTCTAAAGACTTCCCTCGCACACCTGAAAACCCTCATGCAGCAGCGGATTCTTATTTAGTAAATGCACGTGGTTTCGACGTTTCAAAATTGAAAGGTACCTACACACAAGAACTTTTCAGAAACGACCGTAAATACCCTGACCTAGTTACAGCGACCGTTCGCTTCAAACTTGCTGAAGGGGTTTATTGGGAACGTTTCATAGACCGCCCTGAACGCTTTGGCCGTCAAAAAGCTAACTTTATGGGAGACTATAAAGGCCTAGCTTGGTCCCTAGATGATTTAGACAAACTCTGTAATGCTCAATCTATTTGGGTTACTGAAGGCATCTTTAACGCGATTGCCCTATCTCTTTCTGGGCAGCCTTCTATAGCCACCATGTCTACAGAAAACTACCCGGAAAAAATGCTGAAGAAAATTGCCGACCGCTGTCATGAGTTAAACCGTCAAAAGCCACGCATACGCTGGGCATTTGATAATGATAAAGCCGGCAAAAAGTCTATCCGTAAGTTTAATTTAAGAGCTGTTCAAAACCATTGGGATTCGACCGCTGCCCTTCCACCTTCAGGTGGTCTGGACTGGAACGATCTTTACATGCGTGACCAGTTGCACAGTGAAAACCGTAAGACCTATAAACACTACGGAGAGCTGCATATTGCAGAAACTCCGGAGCAAGCTGGCTTACTCATCTACAACTTCAATGACGGTCGACGTAGAACCTTTTATTTCAACCATAACTATCGGTTGTATTGGTTCAATTTAGATATGGACAAATACAGCAAGGAACTCGAACGCATTGAAGCAGATCCAGATCGAGACTTTTTACTCGACAGCCAAAAGCGTGAACTAGCCCTTCAGCAATGTTCGGCTGTTTCAGAAATCTGTAATCGCCAGCTCAACCCTCTGTATTTCCAGCGAAACGAAATTACTGACGAGTCCTGGTATTACTTCCAGATCTCTACTCCAGACGACGAAATGAAAGCCACTTTTACCGCAGATCATATTTCTGCTCCGGGTAAATTTGGTCCACGTTTACTGTCTGTGCATGTAGGTGCTTGGTGGACGGGCAATAACCATCAACTTTTAACGTTTATGAAGCAAAACACCGAAAGGTTAAGAGAAGTGAAAACAATAGATTTTATGGGGTACACCAAAGAATATGGAGCCTACATATTTGAAAAACATGCTGTGTATAAGGGAAACGTTATCCACATAAATGATCATGATTTCTACAAGCTTGGACGCCTAGAGCTAAAAACTTTAGCTGGTAGCCCATCGATTAAACTTAACCCGAAAAAAGAGTTTAAAGCGACTTGGTGGAAAGACTTTTACCGTGTACGTGGTGCAAAAGGTTTAATCGCCCTGGCATAGTGGACAGGCTCATACTTTGCAGAGCAAATCCGCGCAATGCATAGCTCATTTCCTTTTATTGAAATTGTAGGTGAAGCCGGTGCAGGTAAATCACGCCTAATCGAGTTTATGTGGAAGCTTTCTGGCCGTGCTGACTATGAAGGCTTTGATGCAAACAAATCTACTAACGTAGCGATTTACCGAAACTTCGCTCAAATCTCTAACTTGCCTGTGGTACTCATTGAGGGTGACCGTAACGACCAAAACGGTAATGCGGTTGCTAAAGCCAAGTTTAGTTGGGATGAACTAAAAGATGCCTACAATGGCCGCGCAATCCGCTCTAAAGGCTTAAAAACAGCAGGAAATGAAACATATGAACCACCTTCCGTGGTGCAATCATGATTTCTCAAAACACGCAAATCCAAGCCTCTGAAGCGATTCTGACACGTACTTTACACATCTACTTCGACCGCAAAGGCCAGTCTTTAGAAACAAAACTAATTATCGATGAACTCGACCGTTTAGATATCGAAGACACGTGCACGTACATGACCCATTGCCTAGTCAATGAAAAAGAGATTTTAGAAACATATGCACGAAAGCTCGAGGAGTTAGAAACCGAGTTCCATAACAACGGTATTACCCATACACGTATTGCGCTTTGTCATGCACAAGTTTCGGCTCTAGTCGATGCTTTGGCCAAACATGTTCTACAAGACATTATCGATATTGATGAAGTCGTAGCAGCTAAAGAAATGTTGCTTGCGATGGCTGAAGAACGAGTAAATCAACTCAATGGTGACCACCCTCTTGTGGAGCAATTTTGGGATGCATACGAATACCTCTATAGTAGCCGTAGCCCTGCTTTCAGCCTTAACCATTACGAGCCAGATGCCCAACAAATGGCCATAAATCTAAACGAAGTTTATAAGGTCGCAGCGCGAAATTATCAGGTACTTCCCGACATCAAAGAAATGAAGAATCTATTACGTAACAGCCGTCGCTATAAGTTCATTGAAATGAATAAAACAGTGCGGTCAAACAAATATCCAGCCGATGAAGTAAAGAACGTTAATGGCGAAGACCCAAACAACATAGAACGTTCTCACACAGTGAAATGCTGGATCTTTACTAACCCTAGCTATGGAGCACCACAAGCATGAACACAGAAGAATTAAGCCCTAATGCTTTACCGTTTGTAGATGAAGAAGAAAATGACCTTCGTAATGTAACGCCTACACATCCGATAGCACATGAAGCCTATGCAGCAGTTAAAGCCATGCGATGTGAGTTCGTCAGAATCATTGCATCAAGCTACCAGAAATCACCGACTGAAACAGGTTACTTCATTTCTGGCATTTTCCCGAGCGATGCTGACCGAGGCTTAAACCGTGAAGAATGGATTTCAACTTTTGAGAGTTTAAAAGGGTAAATATATGGATGTAGAGGTGTTAATAGAAAAAGTACTTCGTAAAATATTAAAGCAGATTGATGCTAAACCAATTATTCCGATTGAATGCCAACTATGGGATGAACAAGACATAGCAAGTTATTTTAAATATTCGCTGGACTACACCAAGCGCCATATTATTAGTAATGAGAACTTTCCACCAAGTCGTGAATTGCCTACTTCTGCAACTGGAGAGAGGACAGTTCCAAGATGGAAAGCCACAGATGTCATAAGCTTCGGAATGGCTTTTGATAAGTCGAATATAAAATATTGCTAAATATTTTAATGGGGCGAATTCAGCCCCTTTTACTTTCTTAATTGACTAAATAAATTTTAAAATACAAAATCTAAGTATCTTAATATTTTCAATAAAAAAATATGTCTCTTATTGATACTAAAGGTTTAGAACCATTTGCTGACTTATTAAAAGAAATTTATGGCGATCTAGCAAAACCAGGTGTAGCACAAGTTGGTATTGCATTAGCAACAGTCATTGGACTCCTAAATACATGTCTTTCTCCTATTAAATTTTTAAACGAAAAAACAGAACTTAACCGTCAAACTAATTTAAAACAATTGGCGAAAAGATTTAGTGAGATACCACCTGAAGAAATTGTCGAAGCTCCTCCAGAAATTGCTGTTCCAATTGCTGAAAAACTAGGATACGTAAGTAATGAGCAATTAAGAGATTTATATATAGAACTATTAGCAAAAGCTTCAACCAGAGATTTAAATGAATGTGCACACCCTAGCTTCGTAAATATAATAAATAATTTATCACCAGATGAAGCCACTTTATTAAATCAACTAGAAACTGAAAATAGAACAAATTTTATCTTTTTGGAGATAAAAATGTCTGATTCTAAGAAAAGAACTGCAAGGCATATTACTTCTTATTATTCTGAATTTGAACAAAATTCAATTTTAACTTTTGAAAAAAATGCACCAGCATATATTTCTAATTTAATTGGTCTTGGCATTTTTCAAGTTTCTGATCAACCATTAAAGCAACCTAAGAATTATAAAAAATTAGAAGACACAGTAAATGCTCAATGGCAAGATATTATAAAAGAACTGGATGAAGATATATCAAAGTATTCAAAAGAAAATAGATCTTTAAAATTTAAGAAAGGTCATATTTATATAACAGAATTTGGAAATTTGTTTATAAATGCGGTAATGCCTATATTAACTGATGTGAACGGAGAAGGAGGTTAAATTAAATTGCTGAATTATAATAATATTTTAAAATAAAAAATATTTATTCTATGCAAGTAATCTACTCAATCCTGTTGTCTGATCCAATTCTTCTAATATTTCTTCATTAGTAGGGTTGTAGTAAGTTAAAGCCTGTTTAGGGTCCTTCCATCCAAATATCTTACACAAGGTCAGCGCATTTTTAATGCGTTTGGCCATAAGTGAGGCTGCTTCATGGCGTGAGTCATGAAATATTAAATCTGCATTTTCTAACCCTGCTGTTTTTCTCGCTTTTCTAAACAGTGCATCACGTGAAGAGTCTGATACTGTAAATACCTTTGGGCTTCCCTTTCGGTCAATTTTTAAGGCCAGTGTCCACAATTGTAGTGCGAAATCATCCAAAGGCACCTTTCTAGCCATCCCATTTTTAGTTTTATCAAGCTGGACATAACGTTTAGCTAAAAAAACATGCTCAGGTAAACGGTTCACAATCTCTCCAGATCTCATACCCGTGGCCATAGCAATAAGCCAAATTAAACCCACTTCCTGCATTTTTGTAGTTGGCACAGTTCCAGGCTTATATTTTAAGGCTGTTAGTATAGCTTGCAGCTCTTCAACTTCTGTCCAGCGTTCACGGTGAGCTGGCTTTTTAGGTTTCCGGATATTCTCAACAGGGTTTATTTCAATCCACCCTTTATCTTTCCGGCACCAGTTAAAGAAAGCAGACAGCGTCGAATAATCTCGCAATATAGTAGATGCCTTTAAAGGCTTAATAGTACGTTGAGTGACAGTACTCTCCCATTGCTTTAGAAACTCCCCTTTATAAGAACTTAATGGCCAATCGGTGTTGGGCAAATTATCTTGGTAATAACGGATCCTTTGCATTTCTTTTTTTCCAGTAGCTTTAAATCTGGAAACTTCTTCAGAGTAACGCCCCAGTGCTTCACGCATTGTAATAACTAATTTGTTTTTAAGAGCCTTTTGAGTTGCATCATTAAGAATTAAATCTCGTTCTTTTTCTTTAGCCCAGCGTTTAGCTGCAGCTTCAGTCTCACAAATTTTTGTGGGCCTTGTATTTTTATCAAAGCCAATCTCTACACGCCATTTACCGTTCTTGGTTTGATAAATAGATCTGTACATTTTACTCCTAAACTTGTGTGGGTAATGTGTGGGGACTTATACCGAATTATCCCGAAAAATACCGTTAAAAAACATAAACGCCAGAAACGACAAAGCCCCAAGCCTTTGATATATAAGGCTTGGGGCTTTGGAGAATCATAAGATTCCGAATCTTGGTCCCGAGGGTCGGACTCGAACC